ATTTTTTTGTTCACATACCATTTTTGTATTTCGATATTTAAATTTCCTTATAACTTTTTCTTTTACATCTTTGGGTATAGATTTGTAAAGGAGCATCATTAATTTGTATTCATACGATTCTACAAAACGATTATAATAAGAAAAAATAATATTATAATCATCTTCTGTTAAATCAATATCTCTGAAAATTAATTTTAGATCATAAAGTTTTCTTTTTTTATTATCATATAGTGTTTCATAGGCTTCATGTATTTTAATAAATTTTTCATTATCTCCATCTTTATCGGGATGATATTTTAAACACATCTTACGATACTTTTTTTTAATCTCATTTTTTGTACAATTTTTGTCTAACTCTAATATTTTATAATAATCACACATAATTCAAAATGTAATATAATTTTACTAAAAGAGATTCAATCGAAATTATATCACGATATGATTTTTTAATTATATAATTGTAATGGGCTATTTCTTTAATTATTAATTTACTTTTAAAATCACAAAAATTATGATTAAAAAAGAAATCTTTAAACAAACGAGTTACATCTAAATTTAATTCTTTTATATTCATTGTCAGGGACTTTATTTCATCTATTTTAAATGAATCATATAGGATAAAAGACATCTTTTTTTGTATCCTTGAATAAATATCTTCATAATATGTTATATCAAAACAATAAAGTTTTGTAAGATATTCTACAGAAAATTTTTCACATTTTTTCAAAAGTAGGAAATCATTATATTTAAGTCCTTCTTTATCTAACTTATACTTGAAATAGATATATTTATCATATCTAGTTGGTTTATTTAACATAATATTAAAACAATTATTCCTTACTGAAGGATCAATAGAGAAAAGTTTGTTGGTAATTAATATGAAACGCGATGTTTCTGTATATTTCTCCATAAAAACTTTGATTGTTTTTTGTATGTTATCCTGTATATCATTATAATTATCAATTACAATATATTTTATATTATCTGTATAATGATCATAATTTTTTATAATTGAATATATTTTTTTTATCATTAGATGTTTAAAGTGATTTGAAAAATTAAAGCAATAGTAATTAGGATTTTCTTTATAATTTAATTTATCTTCATTTTTTTCTTTAGTCAAACCAAAATTTTTATTTAAGATATAGTTTATTAAAAATGTTTTACCAGAATTAGAACAACCATGTATTATAATATTTGGTTTACTTTTTACTATGATGTCTTTAAGAATAAAATATTTTTTGTAATGGATTATCTCAACTGGAGATTCTTCTTTTAAAGATAACCTCATTTATCATTATTTATGTTTCATTCTTTATATTATTATTTTTTATTCTAATATGAAGCTTATTATAATCAAAGAAAATTTTGACTTTAAGAGAATAATTTTTAGAGAAAGTAAAAATTCTATAAAGATATCATACAATATTAATTTTGTTTCAATGATAGGTATAACTATTAATATCGAATATGAATACATATTCGATAAAGGGGCATTTTTGATTGTTAAACTTAAGAAAAAAGATAAAAAAATTATTGAAGATATAGATAGTTTCTTTAAAGGTATTGTTATAAATTATGATAACATGTTAATTAATGATACAATAAAGGTAAAAAAACACAATGAATATACTACACCTAAATCTGAAAAACTATCTGTGACAATGAATAGTATAAAAAAAAATACAAACAACTTAAATAAAGTTCAAATATTCAGTATTTAAAATATTCTAATACAAATGGAAAGTGAAAATACAGAAGACATTACATTTAAACTTTTAGCAAATCCAACAAAATTAAAAAAGAAAACATGTAAAGAGCATTTTGATGAAGATGACAATTTACTCTTAAAACTTAAAAAAAAATTTCCAGGTATGTTGTTTTTTAAAAGTGATAAAGAAGAAATATTAACAAAAATTGAAACCTTACTTACAGAAATTACAATAGTAAACATTGTTGGTAATTTAATCAACGAGATAGAATATGAACACTTACTATAAAGACATCTTTAAAGTATTATTGAAAGATGATCTAATAAACCACTTTGATAGTTTTGAAGGACAAAAAGAAGGACTTGAAAAGATTATAGAAGAGTTCTTTTCCAAAAATGACTTTGAATTTAAAGAACTTGAAGATGAAAAACAAACGAATACAAAAAATAAAAAATGTAAAGACCGTGAAAAATATTATTGTAAAGAAAATAGATGTAAAGCACGAATATGGAATTCTGGAAGAGGAGGTCAATGTGGATTTACAGGAAAGTTTGATGGATTCTGTAAAAAACATTATGAAAAAAAAGATGATTGGTGGTTAGGAACGATAGAATGTCCTAGACCTGAAAGACCAATACATGAAAATGGTAAAATACATTATTGGTTGAATTAAATATTTACAATTCTAATTCTTCAAGGGCACCATCCCCACCATAGAAACCTTCTAGTGGAGCACCACCCAATGGACATACACCATTTCCTCCTTTCATGGTTTCAAAGGACATTTCTTCTCCACCACGTCTAGCAGAACGTCTTGCCGAACGGCGGGCTGAACGTCTTGCCGAACGGGGGGCTGAACGTCTTGCCGAACGGCGGGCTGCACGGCGGGCTGAACGGCGGGCTGAACGTCTTGCCGAACGGCGGGTTGAACGTCTTGCCGAACGGCGGGCTGAACGGCGGACTGAACGTCTGCGGGCACCTCCTTCTAATTCTTCACCTTCTTCGCGAACCGAACGACGAGCTGAACGTCTAGCAGAACGTGCGACGCGACGGGCTGAACGTCTAGCCGAACGTGCGACGCGTCGGGCTGAACGTCTTGCTGAACGTCTTGCTGAACGTGCGACGCGACGAGTTGAACGTCTAGTAGAACGGCGGTTTGCTCTATTAACACTTCTACGGGTTGATCTTCTAGGCATATTTATAATATTATAAATATTTTTTTTTAACCAAAATGCGATAAATCTACATCTAATGAAATATTTTTATTTTTAGATTTTAATATACTTCGAATATTGTCTTTAGAAACAAATCCCTTATAGATTAAAAAAAGGGATGTAATAAGTGGTGAAATTAATATTCCGTCATAACAGTAAACAAGTATATTTGATAATTCAATGTTTTCTTCTATATAATCTAAAATCTTTTCTTTATTTTTATTTAGTAAAACTAAATCTTCACATGGAGTTAAATTATTTGATAAAGGTATTCTTAATTTTTTTAAATTTAAATCAGGAAATCCATAATTTAACGTACAATTAATCATTATAGAAATATTATTATCTTTTAAAAAGATTGTATCAAAAGAATCATTTACATTGCCAATCCATAATCCAGAAATTATTTCAGTTGGCATATAAATTTGAATAGTATTTAAAAATAAAATCCAAACAAAAAAAGAATGGATTTTGAAAATCACTTTAACTTCTTATCCACACTTGATAAAAAAGAAGAAGAAAATAGTGTTAAATGTTGTGATTTGAAAGAAAATTATCAAAATGATAATGATATGATTATATGTAAAGTTTGTTCAAATGTGATCACAAATATATGTGATCATCCAGAATGGAGATATTACGGTTCAAAAGATAATAAAACTAGTGATCCAACACGTTGTGGAATGCCTGTTAACTCTTTACTACCCGAATCTTCTGTAGGTTCTTCAGTTTCATTTACATCTAACTCAAAAGATATGTATCAAATAAGAAAGATGCAACAGTGGAGTGGTATGCCTTACAAAGAAAGAAGTATTTATAAAGTATTCTTAGAAATTCAAAGTGTATGTTCACGTAATAATATTCCAAGTAAAATCATAAATGAAGCTAAATCTATCTACAAAATAGTTTCTACCACAAAGATATCACGTGGCACAAACAGAGAAGGAATTATAGCATCATGTGTTTACTTTGCGTGTAAAGAGTGCGATGTACCTAGAAGTTCAAAAGAAATTGCGGATATGTTTGGAATTTCTTCAAATGTAATGACAAAGGGTGTTAAAAAATGTCAAGAGATAATTCATATGGATAAAAAAAACAAGAATCGCATTTCAAAAAAAAAATCTACAAAACCGGATGACTTCATTAATAGATTTTGTAATAAACTTGAAATAAATGAAGAAGATATTGAAAAAATCCTTAAAATATGTAAATTGACTATTAAGTATAACATTATTTCAGAAAACACACCACCATCAATAGCTTCGGGTTGTATCTACTATTTTACAAAGAAAAATAAAAATGATATTTCAAAAAAGAATATTTCTGATATTTGTAAGATATCAGAAGTAACGATAAACAAATGTTGTAAGATTATTGAAGAAAAAAATGAATTATTTGATGAAGTATTTAATGACGCCAAAAATAAGGGCGATTAGTGTAGCTTTTAATACTATTGACGCATTTGTAGAGGATTCACTTTCTATATTATAAAGGAAAGGGACAGATTTAAACTTCAAAAACTCTGAGAAACTTGAAACATTAAACAATATTGATAGAAATAAAACAACAAATACATCAATTGATTTAAAAAGAAAATCTTTAATCTTTTCTTCTAATGATGCTTCTTTTTTATGATTCATTTCTGAATACATATTAATCATTTCTTCTTGTTGTTTCATCTGTTGGTTTTGTATTTGTTGTTGTTGCTGTTGCATTTGATATTGTCTGCGTTCTTGTTCTTGTATTGCTTTTTGTCTCATGATTACTTCTCTTTCTTCGTCGGTAATTTGAGGCATTTTTTCCTGAGATGTAGGGGGACTACTGGAAGAATTTAAATCATTGATAATAGAATCAACCATGTCTGATTCTTCATGACTTAATCTATTATTATTATTAACAATATCATTGATATTTGTTGATGGTCCGTTCATTTTATAGGAATAGATAATTATTTTTTTATTTATAAACGTAATTCAAAAATGTTAAACGATCTAAGCATATATGAGATAAATGATAACCTATAATCATACCCATTATTATTGTTATCATGTTATTTAGTATTGTTTCCATTTAATTTATATTATATTTT